TGCTTAATTGACCCCCAACAAGAGAATAATTTCCAGAAGCGAAGTTTGAGTCGCCGCCCACTATTACGCCACCCTGCCCATCGGCTATATTATTTTCTCCCGCAAGAATTGCTGCAAAATCTCCCCGCGCAATATTGCCCTCTCCACCACCTATAAAAGCATATTCTCCATAGACGTTATTGGTGTTACCACCACCTATAAAGGAGTTAATTCCTTCTATGTGATTAATCTCGCCGCCCATGATGGCGGAAGATGCCACACCCGTAATCGTGTTAGATAGCCCGCCTCCAATAAAATTGTAGCGATCTTGTACGGCTTGATTTCCGCTAATTAAATTATTTTTACCACCAGCTATAACCGAATAATCACCCGTGATAATGTCATTGTTCAGACCACCAACGCTGGAAGAGTAGGCTGATTCTTCAATGCAAATTCCAGAGCCACCACCAATGAAATTAAAGTTACCATTAATGCCTGAAATGTCATTTGCTGCGCCACCCGCAATGACATCATAATCACCAGAAATAATATGACCCGAACCACCAATAATAACAGAACCAGTTGAGTAGATGTTTGAGTAGGCTGCTGATATGATTGATTTATGACCTTGAACCTTTGTTGATACAGTCCCTAATGAGTCTTTGATCGACACAACGCCCTCATCGTTAGAATCGGCCTTCATTTCAATCTTTGATGTTCCCGCCGCATCATAAATATCCATTACGCCCCTCTTATTAGAGTCACTAGCAAGTTTAATACTCTCGTTGGCAGAGGAATCCTTTAGGGTTAATTTGCCTTGTTCGTTACTGTCCACTTCGGCAGTCATTCTTATAACTCCAGCCGAGTCGTGAACACTGACAGTACCCCTTTTGTTAGAGTCACTATTTAGCTTAACGCTGTCGTTTGCTGAGGAATCTTTTAGGGTTAACTCGCCTTGGTTGTTGCTATCGACAAGGAGGGTCATTTTTCCCGTGCCGCCACCGTCATACAAGTCCACCTGTCCCCTGCTACTAGTATTGGCCAACTTAACACTATCGAGTCCAGCGGTATCCTTAACCGAAAGCTCACCCGCGTTACCAGCGTCAGCCTTAATAGTAAGAATCTTATTGCCGAGGTCGCCGTCAGCATAAATGTCGATTCCCGATTTAGTAGCAGTATCAGTAACGATGGTTAGCGGCGCTGTTGCCGCTGAACTGTTGCCTATAGTTACATCGGTGGTGGTCGTGCTGCCCCGATCAGTAACTGTTTGGAGCGTGTCATACGCGGAGGCCGCATCACCAGTTAAGAGGTAAGGTAAACCTCCTGGGCCAGTTGCCCTGCCGCCAGTTCCAGTTCCCTCAATATCACCAACCACATCTAGTTTTGGATCGCTGGTGCTGGTTCCTGGGATTTTACCTAAACCGATATTACCCCCCGCCGTCTCAATAGTGTTGGGGTTAGCGGGTGTGGAAATTGTTAAACAGCGCCCTGTAATACAGCCCGAAACATCGAGGTCGCCCAGTAGGTATTGATTACCTCTATCGTAAAGTGTTTGTCCCGCATTACGGGGGTTTTGAAGAACAGGTTGAATCTTGTGGGGACCAACAGTGAAAACCTTCCCTTGTGCTATTGCACTTTTTGGCACCAATTGGAAATAATAATCAGTTTCTACGGCAATACCCTCAGCTACCCCGTCCTTGGGTTCCAGTTGATATGTTTGTCCAGCTTGCTCTTGGGTGAGAGGTATTGTAGTTAAGAAATTGCGGGAGCTTCGTTTAAATTCCCCCGATCCCGTGTCCCCGTATACATCGACGCTGTTTCCAAATTCAGCAAAGTTAGGATTACTTCTGAAAGCAAATTCTATATCAATGCTTCCCGTTGCGGGGTCTCCTGTGAGATATTGCCTATTAGTTAAATAGAGTTCGTCACTACCACTACCCGTGGTAATAAAATTACTATCATTACTTTGGCTCAAGAATCGACCACTAGCGTCAGTTACATATAGATGGTTTATTTCTAGTGGGTTACCGTACAAATAAACTTCACTCACCTGCTCGCTGCCATTTTGGTCCTGCAAGGAGTAACGAATAGCAAAATCAGCCGTATAGGCCCCAAAAACATTAATGTTTTCCTGTTCAGTGAAAGAAAAACTCCGACTTTTTAAACCACTTTTATATCCCTCGAAGATCACTTCGCCCGTGCTATTCAAGATGTCAATATCAAACCCATCAAAGAAAAGGTTGTTTTGTAACTGTTCCTGCGTGTTTAAGACATTTCCCGCCCTATCGACTACCTCCGAGAAGGTTAGAGTAACATCCTTGTATAGATGCACCCCACTTCCAGTGGCTATATTACCTAAATTACCCGTATCTACGTCGGGAAAAATAGTAGTGAATTCCTGAAGAACTGGTAAGGTCGTGTATGAACCTGTGTAGAAACCGTTGCCGCCCGAAATCAATCCCGTTAAAGTCCCCGCTCCTCCGAATTTTCCATAGAGACCCACAAAATGTTCCACCTCTGAGGATAAACCTGTGGAAGTAGAGGTTCCCCACATTTTGTATGCATCGCCAGTTCCCCTAATGTCGTCACCCAAAAGTATACCAGTCCCCGTGGCTAGAGCGATATTGGCGGGATTCTGTTCTGTGAGATAATCTGCCCCCGTCGTATGAGCAAAAAACAAATCTACACTTGTAAATCCTGAGGCTCCATAAGGTCCACCAGCCCCCGACATTATTTGCACTCCGCTGAAGCCGCCCGAAGCCAAAGGTGTTGCGCCCGAAGGTCCAACCTCCAAAATAAATAAACCGCTAGGTGTGTAAGGGTAGTATGGCATTTTTTATTGTATGTTTAAACCCTCCGCACGGCTTCTGCCAAACAGCAAGTTTTCCTCGAATAGCACAAACATACCAGTTTGATCATAAGAGGAATTAAAGTAAGCGTTGGTGGTATCGGTGGCACCTTGATTCCCCAAAGCGCAGACGTTCAAACTGTATATACCAATTGAATCAAGATTATCGAACTTTACACAAAAACTTGAGGGGCCGTTACTTGCCGTTAATACGTTTTGTTCAGTTTGTTCTCCGTTGTGAGCGTTCAGTATAACATTGAAGCCCGTGGCGTTGGAATTTGCGATGGGTGGACCGCCATTAGGATCAGTAAAATCACCGCTAATAAAAAATGTTTTGTCTAGTGTTCCATCTCCAGTGGTTAACCCCGTCCAACTAGGAGGGTCTAATGTGGTATAAGTTACACCATTGATAGTTTGAGCAACCCTGTATGCGAACGTATTAGCTTTATGTTCTATAGAGATGTTATCTTCAATAAGCTCCCATTTTCCCGTTTCGTATCTGGTTGCGGAAACTAAAAATTCATTTGGGTTAACCTCTTTCACCCCGAGGATTTTATATATAGAGTTGCTCGCGTCCTTTATCTCGAATTTGGCAGCGCTTCCCACCTTTAAAAGCGGTAACATTTCGGGTTCATTGAATCCCGAAACAAGGCAACCATAATCCTTAAGTATTATCTGACCAGTGGTGTTTAATACCGTGGTTTGAGATGGCGCAGTCAGCATGACTTCTGATGGAAGAATGCCCCGTGTGATACTATTAATTATATTGTTTCCAGAAAATAGTCCCGATACATCCCCCCAATCCCGTGACCCCCTTCTATCGGCCTTTGAGGTGTCCCAATTGTTTATGAAACCAGTCCCAAGGCCATATAATGAGTTTGCTGATCCACTTGCGTCTCCACTCGCAATAAATATACTTTGCCCGCTATTATCCACAAATGGACTATCACCAGTAGCGAACACCCACCCCGTGTAGGCGGTAGAAAAATACAACATATTACGATGTGGACTAGCTCCCGTGCCTGTGTAAAGGGCGTATTGTTCAAATTGCGATTGACCCGTTCCTGTTGCGTAGGGGTAACCCGCCGTATAACCCGAGAAGTTGTAGTCTCCCGAGAAAGTAATACCCATTCCCGCTCTCGACAATACATCCATGCCCCCCGTAATATTAAAGCCTAGCGATCTTTGGCGATTTCTGCTGGCCACATCGTCCACCCCCTCTATTGTATCCCTACCCGTTGGTGTGTAGACGGTTAACCTTCCCGTCATATCCGCCGAAGAGAACCTATTGCTCATCCTTATGGTTTCATCTTGGACATTAACTTCGAGGACTTTCCCAAAATTTTCCTTAAGTGTTTTTAATTCATCCTCGATAATCACCAAATCTCCAGGTTGGCACAAAAGTGTTTCCAGCCCAGCCTCAAAGGCCACCGTCTGATTTTCTTTTATTGCGCTAAATATTTGGTGTTGCGCGGCCCTTCTCGCCATAGCTCGGGACGTAATACCGATAGCCGCCATTTTTTTCTTAAATACGCCGCGCTGCCGAACATCCTCTTCATCTTCTACAACTTCCACTTTAGGAATATAGCTATCAAATCTATCAGTGTAGGTTACCTCAATGGTATTATATGTTTGGTCTCTCCTATTATTTGCGTAGTGAAACATTCCATCTTTTACGCTGTCGTTGGTGAATAAATCGACCGTTTCCCTTGGCCTATCATCCACAAAATTAATTTCTCCATTATTGAAGAAAATGGCGCCCCTAAATAATCCCACAATAGTATTCAGGGCATCATATATTTTCATTCCCGCATCAAAAACTATGTTGCAGGAAAAACGCGGCTCCCTTCCGCCGTGGCCGTCGGGAACACCAAGAAAATATCCATTCTCGTCTACGGCATCGCAAAAACGTCCTATCTGATATAACTGCCATTTATTAACACTATCCTCATCAATGTGTTGTCCGAGGCCATACCGAGTACTGGTTAAAAGGTCGTAGAGAATCCACGCGGGATTATCGGTCCACTGTAAGTCGTCGTTAAAGCTTCCATCCCAATCTCCATCATAAATTAACTTATTCTCTTTTAGGGCGTTATCGAATTTACCTTGGCTCAGATAATATCTTTTATCGACCCCATTGGGTAGTAGGGGTTCGTAGTTGCTGGGAACCTTTACCTTCTTCAATTTACAATCAAAACTCCGAACGGGAATACTGCCAAAAGAGCGCGAATCTAGCTTAGTTCCCACCATGGTGGAAAACGGGTAAGTTAAATTAACGGGGATAATTTCTGTAATTTTACTAAGATCAACCGACTTAGAAATCATAACAGAATTGGTTTCCGTGGATAATCTTCTAACCTCCACATATCTCTGCACTGAGATATGAGAGTCGGGGGTTATTATTACCGATTTGTTTAAACTTGAATCTTGATGCGCCCTTAAGTTTTCTTGACTCAGTAGGGGCAGCGCAATGGGCGTAACTAGGTTTTCAGCATCCCCCAATGGGGCCACATAGGTGTTCGCGTCGGGTATTCCATCAGGATTACCTATATCAATTAAAGTGTTAGACTGAATTAATGCAACGATACGATAATTGCGTGTTCTGTGGGGCGTCTTACTGCCGTCTTCACCAATTAAACCTGTAGTTACACTAACATTTAAAATAGAGGGGAAGGTCGCTCCTGGGTTCAGTGTGCCATCTCCCAAGGCACCCCTTACTGAGCGTAATTGTGTGTGAAGGGTATCGCTAAGCGCCCCCACTGACAATGTAACAAAAACCGATTCAACATTTGGGTTGAGGACTACATGCGTGAGGGGAATCGCATCTTCTTCAAAATTTGGCAAGGATTCCTTGGCCCAGTTGGCATAATCATATCGACCCCTTCCGCGCCCCCGTGTATCCTCACTACCCTCCTCAACGGGTAACCCCTGTTCATTTACGCTTATATTGGAGCGAAAATTTTTCGAAAGCATGTTCCTGTTGGTAGCAATGCTTTGCGCTCTCTTCCCATTTGTTTTAAAAGGTCCATAAAGAGCCGTATCATAGGTGTGATCAATAAAAACCTTATTAAAATACTTGAGAGGTAACTGGTCTTCTGTTCCCTTACGAAATTCCGCTAATACATTTGAGTAATTAAACTTTAAGTTTTTTGGGTTTACGCTTTCATTATCCATTAAATTCCTACTGAAGCGAATTGAAGAAATGGAAGAAAGAGCGCTGTTTACGTCATCGGCAACTCCATAACTTCTTGCCGAGCCCTCCTCATGGTTGTTGTTACGGGTTGTTCTGCCCGCTGCTTTAATAGACCAAGCAAAAGAAATTAAAATAAAACCCTTAACATTTCCCGTAAGCACACCTTCAGTGGTAATCTCGGGGCAAATAAAATCATAAATATAAATACTATTGGAGTCCTTGAAAACGTTAACACCCTCGCTATTTAAGCATTTAAAGCCATAGTCCATTAGCTTACCGCCGTTTAGCAGGTTTATGTCGGCCATACCCGCCTGAGTAGGGTCGGGCCTTAAAACCACATGACAGTTGCGAGACGAGGAAGCATTAAGCATTGTCTCAAGCCTATTGCCAAGTGGTTCCTCTGGATATTCTGAACCAAGCCTTCCCAGAACTCTTCTAGCTAATTCTTTCTGATGTTTATTTTCGGTTTGTGAGTAAAAATTTTCGTAAATGTCGTCCAGATTATCCTGCAATCCACAGCACGGATGTGCTGCTTTACTACCATCGCTATGAGTATCAGTGTAGGTGGTGCGACTTAGTGCGCGTGGTGTAAATTTAAAGTTATCTTGTGGGCTATACCACCTTGCGAACCCCCTCTGATTGCCCAAACCAAACATGAATTTGGAGTTTTGAACCGTAGAGTTGTCTGTATAAAGGCAGATATTTTGCAATTTATTCCATGGTCGGCGCCCAGCGCTATTTCGATCAGTTGCAGGAATAAACGGGCTACCCGATCTTTCGTCGGGAGATGCCCCAGGAGCATCCTTGGTAAATAGTTTATATGAGCCAATATTATTGCGAATCCACACACCACGCCATTCTTCACTTAGCTTGCGTGGACCATTTTTATTTTGCCAATGCATCGCAGTGCTTATTAGCGATTGTGGTGCGGCAACCCCACGACTTGGCGCCTGTGTTGTAACAGCGCCGACACCCTTAATGTCCTGAAAGAATCCCGAAATTAGCTTAGAGTCATTAAAAGCCAAGATTCCTGTGGGGTCCGTGGTTGACCCCAAATCGTAATAACCTTCGATTGTGCTGTTGTCTGTAACTGCGACGGGAGTGTCGTTAAGATAAATTCCTTGTAAAATATTAGTGCCATCACAAAGCAAACCGTTTTGGTTTACTATACCCTCAATTGGGCCATCCGTAATCAAATCAATTGTTTCCGCATAACTATGCGACGCCCCATATTGAAGTCCCCCCAGTTGCGGTGGCAAATAAACAGGTGGAATGATTTCAGGGCCTTTGGAATTGCCTTTGGTGTTTGCCTTGCCCTTGCCACCGCCACCGCCACCGCCGTCAGCGCTAATTGGTCTACCCATCCTGTTGAGCCTTGGACCGCTGTTTCCCCCACCGTTACCCACCCTGCTTTGGCGTAAAGTTGATGGCATTGCCCCAGCCAATCTTATCTTTTTATTGATATGCTTCATCCGTCACTCTCCCCAGCGGTATAAATTTGCTGCATATCAGTGGTGTAATCAGTCTCACCAAAAGCCCGAAAAGGATTCTGACGGAATGCATCTGCGGTTTTGTGAGACATTGGGAAGGACTTAATGGTTGCCTGAATAACCGACGATCCAATCTTTAAGCGGCCATAACCAATGGGAACTGGATCTCCCTGAGAGGCAACGTTAGCCACATTATTAAAAAGCAGTGACGCGACTGCCGCCCTCGACTGAAAGGTGACGGGTTCATCTTGGGCTGGCGCAGTCTGATCACTAGCCACAGTCCCACCCACATCAGGTCTTTGTTCAGGCTTTGGCTTTAGGGCTTTCGACAACATTCCGACTCCCGCACCAACGGCCAGAGCGGCGCCCGCAGTAGCGAGTGCGCCCCCACCAAATATTCCCGCGACTCCCGCAACTACAGCAGCCGACCCGATTATCATCGGGACCAAATCGATTTGATCGATCTCTCTAGTGGTCGAACCCAAGCCTTGTCCACAACCCCCATCAACCACCAGTTCATAGTGTAGCCCCTGCTTCCTTAACTCGTTCACCCGACGCAAGAAACCCCTTTTGTTGCAGTCAATGGCCCGCACCACATCTCTAGCCTTCCCCACCTTTAAAACAAATTGTTCTTGGTATTCTTGCGCCAAAAGTCCATGTAATTTTATAATGGTCATGTAAGTGCCTTCATCCTTCTCACTATGTTTACATTACATTCCATCTTTTGTGGTTCATAAATATGTATTTTTTTTGTATTTAAAGAATAAATTAAAAATGGCAAGCAACAGTTTTGAGCCATTTTTATATCAAATTCGGATGGCTCCTCATCACCCGCTATATGGCTGTGAAAAATACCCACAAGATGATACTGATCCTTAAATAAAAGATAATTAATTGGATCGATCATAAAGAACTGCGCAGGGGAGGGTGAGTTATTATGCTCCTGCCTTACTACAAAAAGCTCCTCCTCCTCATCAAAACCAAAGAAGCCGCACACCTCCGTTGCGGGGTGCTGATGAGCTATTTCCTGCATTTTGCGAAATGCAGCTTTAATTGTTTTAAACTTGTGATCCTTCTCCATATCCAAATCCATCGGTTCCTGGGTAACCCCCAAAGCGTGGGTAGGGCGTACTCGGGTTTGCTATCCTCTCCAAAACATTAAGCTCTACATATGGCTTTTCTCCTGTGCCGTAAAAACCTGAACCAGTTAAAAAATAATTATTTTCTGTTTTATCTATCAATCCCGTGAGGCCACCG